CAAGAACAGCTATTGCAGCTACACTAAAGACGAGCATCACAGATACGATGCCATTGTGTCATCCTTGGAACGCATCAATGTGAGAACCATAGCAGAAGCCAAACGTGCCAGAGCCAAACGATTAGCGCAGGAAGAGTTTGAAAAACGCAAAGCAGTGAATCCCAAAGTTAAATTGTCTGAGTGCGAAGTGGATTACAAAAAAATTAAAAAAGAAGACTTGGTGTTTAGAGTCATGACCTATGATCACATACCCAATGAACCAGGTCGTAAAAAAAATCCCAAGAGTTCCGCAGACTCCAAAATCAAAGTGAACTTTCCAGCTTTCCAACATTGGAAGTATGACGAGAAAGACCATCTTTCATGTGTGGGCAAAAGTCACTGGGAAGGTGGCATGCACAATGGCAAGTTTACTAAAGAGGGCGGCAAGCCCACAAACAAACTGGCCATGATGTGGATGAAACTGTGTGAGCGCTATGCCACCCGAGGCAATGTGAGAGGTTACACTTATAATGATGAGATGCAAGGACAAGCCATACTGCAGTTGACTCAGATTGGTTTGCAATTTGATGAATCAAAGTCTAACAATCCATTTGCTTACTACACAGCAGCCGTGACCAATTCATTTGTGAGAATCATCAATATCGAAAAAAGAAATCAAAATATCAGAGATGACATTCTGGAAATGAATGACATGATGCCCAGTCACACACGTCAAAACGCAGAAGCATATCAAAATGCTGTGGACCGGGAATTCAAAAAGAAAATTTAACTTATTGACTTTATTCAATTTTTTGTTTACAATGAAGTCTTGGAAATTTATATTTGATGTTTAAAAAAGCAGCAGTCTTTACTGACATACATTTTGGCTTGAAGAGCAACAGCATGATTCACAATCAAGATTGTGAAGAATTCGTGGATTGGTTCATAGAACAAGCCAAACAAAACAATTGCGAAACAGGCATATTCTGTGGTGACTGGCATCACAATAGAAATTCATTAAATTTGATGACCATGGATGTTTCCATCAAATGTTTGGAAAAACTGGGCAAAGCATTTGAAAAATTTTATTTCTTTCCTGGCAATCACGATCTGTACTACAAGGACAAGCGTGATATTCACTCAGTGGAGTTTGCAAGATTCATTCCAGGAATCACTGTGATCACAGAAACCACCACCATAGATGATGTGACTTTGGTGCCTTGGTTGGTGGGAGATGAATACAAACAGATCAAAAAAATCAAAAGCAGATACATGTTTGGTCATTTTGAATTGCCACACTTTTTAATGAACGCCATGATAGAAATGCCAGACACTGGATTGATACAAGCAGTGGATTTTGTGCATCCAGAATATGTGTTCACAGGACATTTTCACAAGAGACAAACAGCAAGAAACATACATTACATTGGCAATCCTATGCCACACAACTATGCAGATGTGAATGATGATCAGCGTGGTATGATGATCATGGAACATGGTGGCACTCCCAGATACATCAATTGGTACAATTGTCCAAGATATTTGAAAGTCAATCTGAGTCAATTATTAAATGATGCAAAGAATATCATACTGCCCAAGATGCACTTGCAAGTCACATTGGACATAGACATCAGCTATGAAGAAGCCAGTTTTATCAAAGAAACTTTTATAAAAGATTACAACTGCAGAGAAATTGTGCTGATTCCTGGCAAAAAAGATGATGAAATGACCAGCACACTGGATATCACACGTTTTGAATCTGTGGATGAAATTGTCAGCAAAGAAATCAATGCCATAGAATCCGACAGCTACAACAAAAACACACTGCTGGAAATTTACAGAGATCTACAATGATAAAAATTAAGAGTCTAACAGTTAAAAATTTCATGAGTGTGGGCAATCAGACCCAAGGAGTGATGCTGGACAAACAAAGACTCACATTGGTGTTGGGTGAAAACTTGGATCAAGGTGGAGATGATGCAGGCAGCAGAAACGGCACTGGTAAAACCACACTGATCAATGCACTGAGTTATGGACTGTTTGGTGAAGCATTAACAAAAATACGCAGAGAGAATTTGGTCAACAAGACCAACAACAAAAACATGTTGGTCACACTGACTTTTGAAAAGGATGGTGTGAAATATCGCATTGAAAGAGGCAGACGCCCCAACACTCTAAGATATTTTATCAATGACAGTGAACAAGAGATCACTGATGAGAGCCAAGGAGACAGCAGAATGACTCAGGCTGCTATCAATCACATGTTGGGATTATCACATGCCATGTTCAAACACATATTGGCATTGAACACATACACAGAACCGTTCTTGAGCATGAGTGCCAATGATCAAAAAGACATCATAGAACAGTTGTTGGGCATCACACTGCTGAGCGAAAAAGCAGAACTGTTGAAAGATCGCATCAGAGTCAGCAAAGAAGACATGGCCATGGAAAATGCACGTTTGGAAGGTCTCAAAATGAGCAATGAAAAGATCAAAGAAACCATCAACTCATTGAGCAACAAAGAAAAAATTTGGAACACACAAAAGAATTTGGACATTGAAAAACTGAATAAATCCATCAAGGAACTGGAGTCTGTGGACATTGATCAAGAGTTGGCCACACATCAACAGTTGGAAGAATGGACCAAATTCAGCAATGAACTGAAACAATTACAAAAAGATAAGAGCAGTTTGGAAATGACGCTGCTGCAGGCAGACAAAACAGTTAATAAAGTGGGCAATGATCTGGATAAACTGTATGACAAAGCCACTTGTTATGCCTGTGGTCAGGAATTACACAATGATAAATTTTGTGAAATACAACGCAAGTTGGAAGAAGAATATGGTGAAGCAGTCAACTACAATCAAAGCATACAGTCTGAAATAGCAGTGATAGATGAAGCCATCAAACTCATGGGCACACAAGACACACGTCCAGACACATACTATGACACTGTCAAAGAAGCATATGAGCACAGACAACATCTGGAAACTTATAAATCCACACTAAAAAACAAACAAGCAGAACAAAATCCTTATGTGGATCAAATCACAGAACTCAGCACAGAAGCATTGCAAGAACTGGACTGGAGTGAAGTGAATCGTTTGCAAACGCTCAAAGATCATCAAGAATTTTTGTTAAAACTGTTGACCAACAAGGACAGTTTTATCAGAAAGAAGATCATAGATCAGAATTTGGCTTTCTTAAACAACAGGCTCACACACTATCTCACAGCATTGGGCTTGCCGCACACAGTGACATTCAAAAACGATTTGAGTGTGCAGATTACCATGTTGGGCCAAGAACTTGACTTTGACAATCTCAGCAGAGGTGAGCGCAATAGATTGATATTGGGATTGAGCTTTGCATTCAGAGATGTGTGGGAAAGTTTGTATCAAGAGATCAATCTGTTGTTCATAGATGAATTGATTGATTCTGGATTGGACACAGCGGGTGTGGAATCATCCATTGCCATACTGAAACGCATGAGTAGAGAGCGTGGCAAGAGCATATATCTGATCAGCCACAGAGATGAACTAATGGGTAGGGTCAACAACACACTCAAAGTGATCAAAGAAAATGGATTCACTTCCTACAGCAATTCAACTGAATTTCACGAGATATAGGAGCACACATGGACGACACACATGATTTATTGACCAAGGCCTACATGAACTACTTCAAATACAATGAAAAGTTTGCCAAAAGACCCAGCCGACAGAGCAAAATACAGGCCCGAAAATGGTTGAGTGAAATACGCAAACTGGGTCGCACACGCCGAGCAGAAATTGTGCGTGAATACAAACAGCACAAAGAGAAGAATCGCAGCCAGTAGCACGGCGCAGCCGCTGCGGTAGACACTATAGTTTGTACGAAGTACAAAACTGCGGCGCAAAAATTTTGTGTGCCTTTTGGTTACCAAAACTTTTCAATCACTGCCAAAATATCACAAAGATCCAAGACTCTGCTGGATGAAATCTCACTGATGTAAGTAATGGCATGTCATGGATGTATCAAGGTCAACCCATAGATTCTCTGCCGATGGGCACTGAAGGATTTGTGTATCTCATCACCAATCTTCAAACAGGTCGCAAGTACGTGGGCAAGAAATTGGCCCAGTTCAAAAAATCACGACCACCACTCAAAGGCCGAGTGAACCGACGCAGAAGCCGGGTGGAGAGTGACTGGAAAGACTACTGGGGCAGCAATGAACAGTTGTTGCAGGATGTGCAGCGTTTGGGAATGGATCAATTCACTCGAGAAATATTGTACATCTGTCGCAGCCGAGGCGTGATGGGCTATTTGGAGGCTTTGGAACAGTTTGAACGCAGAGTGTTGGAATCAGATGAATACTACAATGGCATCATCAATGTGAGAATAGGCGGCAGCAATCTGCTGCGAGAAGAATTAAAAAGGCTCAAGGCAAAACCATAGCAACACTGGTGATCGTGAGATCCAGGAAATGCACCCGCAAGGGAAAGTGAATCCTGAGTTGCACTGTAGGCAAAAAGGATGGTGCTCTGTGAAAAAGACACAACACCCACACAGATCAGTGGCTTGAACCGCTGATCCCGTGTTCCGTAGCAATGAAGTCAGCCTGAGGGGGTATAGGGCTACCGCCCCGTGTAGTGATGGCTGTTCAAGATGGCGTGCTCATCTCGTATGACGTCACCACTTCTCCCTGTTCTGGGAGAAGTATGGATCCGCTATCTGTATGAGCGAGCAGTTGCTTCGCAACTTGATTGATTCAAACAGTGAGAGCGCAGCGATCACTTGGACGAACTGGTTCGTCCACTACTTGTGTTTGGGATCGCGAGGTCTACGTTGTTTTTTCATCTGATCTTGTTCGTCACCGTGCCAAATGTGCCAGGCCATGCCTATGATCAACAGCAGTGTGGCAATGTTCAATATGGTGGTTATCATGAGATTGTCTCCTTTGTGATTAGTTGGTGAGTTGTTTGAGTGCCTGTGCAGCGTCATGCGGCAGGTTAGGATCGAATTCTGTGACTGACTGCCACAGATTTTCTTGCGCGGGTGCTGATCGCACCCTGTAGAGGTCAGTGTGCGGCCAAGATCTCACTTGCAGAGCCTGCAGCACAGCATGACTGTACACATGCACACTCTCGGGCTGCATGTTCAGCAATCTGTCTATGTTGGCATGATTCAACACACTGTGATAGGTTTGTATTTGAGTCACTAGATTATTCTCAGCAAAGTTTCTGGCAAATTGGTTGCCGCGCAGCCACGTGGTGGCTGAATCAATCTGCACATCTTCTGCTCGCAGTCTGCAGCGTATGTGTGAGAAGCCCATGTGTCTCAA